TTGGTTAAATCCACGCGGGCAAAAACTTTATAAATCTGTTGGTGAAGAAATGCTCTCGCTTGGGCTTATCAATAATTTGAATGTGATTGGCTATGCGATTATGGTGGATAGCCTGGCGCGATACATTGAAATGGCCGAGGAAATAAAAGAGCAGGGTTTGTTTGGAACACGCACAACATCAAATGACACTTACGAAACCCTTCACCCCAGAGTAAAAGCCCAGCAAGCTGCCGAAGAAACTTTCCGTAAATGGGCGGTTGAGTTTGGCCTTACTCCCTCAGCGCAAAGCCGTATAATTGGAAACCTAACAAAGCCAGAAGATCCAACCGAAAACGATTTTAGCTAATGAAACAAACTTCAAAATATTACTTCGATAAGAAAGCAGCCGAGCACGCCGCCAACTGGATAGAGAAATACATCACTCATGCGCAAGGCGACCTCAAAGGAAAACCGCTCATGCTGCAGGATTTCCAAAAAGAGGATATTATTTTTCCATTATTTGGAACCAAGCACAAGATCACAAAGTTCAGGCGCTACAAAACTGTATTTTTATTCATCCCGAAAAAGAATGGAAAGAGCTCTCTGGCGGCTGCTATCAGTTTGTATTTATTGATGGGCCTTAAAGCTGTGGGTGTGAATATTATTTGCGCCGCTGCAGACAGGAACCAGGCGGGAATTATTTTTAACGATCTGGCCAGTGTTATGATTGAACAAAACAGAAAGCTCGCCAGCCTTGCCGAAGTCTTTCGGAATTCCATAGTGTATAAAGGGCGAGCGTTTAAAGTGATATCGAGCGAAGCCAAAACCAAGCACGGTTTTATTCCTCACTCCATCATTATCGACGAAGTGCATGCTCATCCCAATAAAGAATTGATTGATACTTTGCGCACCGGAGTGGTTGGCCGCGATGAGCCTATTGTTTTTTACCTTACCACTGCAGGATACGATACCACATCGGTGGCTTATGAGCTTTACGACTACGCAAAAAAAGTGAAAAGCGGCGAAATTATCGACGAAAGTTTTCTCCCAATTCTTTATGAATCCGACAAAGAGCTTGATATTTTTGAAGAAAGCACCTGGCGAACTGCCAACCCGGGCTTTGGCACCATGGTTAAAAAGCCTTATTTCGTTGAGGAAACCAATAAAATAAAAAATCAGCCTTCCTATGAATCTACTTTCCGAAGATTGCATTTAAACCAATGGGTTGGTGCCGAGGAAACTTGGGTGAGTGATAGTGATTGGATGAAGTGCGGGGGGTCCGTGATGAATGGCAAAGAGCTTGTAAAATTTATGGATGATGAACTTGAAAAGCGTATCGGCCAAACTTGTATCCTAGGGCTCGACTTGTCAAGCACTGGCGATATTACTTCCCTTCAAGTTTTATTTCCGAATACAAAAGAGAATGAGTATGGCGATAAAGAAACGCATTTCGATATCTTTTCTTTCTTCTGGATGCCAATGGAAACCGCCATCCGCCGTTCTAAATCTGCCGATGTGGATTACCTGGAATGGGGCCGCCAAGGATTGATTGAGCTCACCGATGGCAATTCAGTGGACTATAATCTTATTAAAAAGAAAGTGATCTGGATCGCTGAAAATTACGATATCGATGTGATGGGCTATGATAAATGGAACTCAAGCCAAATGATTATCGATTTACAATTACAATTACCTAGTTTAAAATTCGATCCCATTTCGATGTATCTCTCCGTTATCAGCGCACCAACAAAAGAGTTTGAACACCTGGTAATGACTGAACGCATGAACCATTTTGGGCATCCGGTGCTCCGTTGGATGATGGCCAATGTGATGATTAAAACCGATACTAATGGAAACATACGGCCCGATAAAAGCAAAAGTAAAAGTAAGATTGATGGCATTATTGCTTGCATTATCGCTGTGGCTGCTTTTATGAGTACAGACTTCGACGATCCAAACCTTGTTTATTCAGGAGTAATTGATATATAATCCTATGACAGAAAACCCACTCACCTTGCTCGATACTGATGGTTTTATCAAAGCCTTTGAAAAGCAATCGCAATTGCTGCCAACAAAGCAAGCGGCTTTTGATGTGGTAAACCAGGAGCATAAAAAGCATTTTAAAAAACTAAAATATTCAAACTACGATAGTTTTAGGCAAGTGAGAAACAAAAAAATGAAATATAAATCTTAACTTTGAATTATGGAAAATTTTGATTTAAAAAAATATTTGAATGTGGAAGAATCGCCCGCATTTACTTCTGAAATGTTTTTAGCAAATGTAAAATGTTATAAAATTATTGATGACGATATTTATTTCGCCGAGTGGGATTTCCATCGAAACCAACCTTTAAAAGTAGATGATAATTATCTTTGTGCTTACTACGCAAAAGATGGCAAACGATTTCAGAGCATTGTATCAAAAGATTTTATTCAGCAAGCGGGACCGAAAGCTTATGATTATTTTAAAACGGAATTAGATCGAGCAATCGAAAATATTAAATAAAAAATAGGAGTGTGGCAGTTATGGATTCAGGGGTAGTTCTTAGAATACTGATGTTTAACAAAGCCGCTCCTATTTTTTTTAAATCCTTCCGCACCCCCTACTCTCTCACTCACCTACTCACTACTTAACCACCCGCTGTTAATAAGCTGTTAATGTAAATGGAACATTGTTCCAGTCTTTTCAACAAACACCGAGCTTACTTTTAACCCCAATACTTTTCAATCAATTGGAAAATAATGGGTGTAAGAAGTTCAATTATCAATTATTTCGAAAAGCGTTCGTCGCTTAAAAATCCGCCTTACTGGCTCATTAAAATGATGGGCATACAAAGCAGCTCGGGCGTTTCGGTTAATAATACGAATGCCGAAAATCTCTCAGCTTATTACGCCAACCGCCTTTTATTTTCGAATACCCTGGCAACGGTTCCGCTCAATGTGCGCCGTACCGATACCAATGGAAATCGTTATGTAGATAAAACACACCCGGCTTATAAGCTACTCGCAAAAAAGCCCAACCCATTTCAAACATCTTACATCTGGCGGACCAGCTTAGCGCAAAAAGTTATCGATTCGGGCAATGCCTACAGTTTGATTTCGCGCAATGGCATGGGTATTCCTGTTCAGTTTGGTGTACCTATGGGCGCCGATAAATGCACACCCTTTATTTTTACCGATCCCGACACTGGCCAGCAAATTTTATTCTATAAAATACAAGGGCGCAATCTGCCTGTTTATGCTTCCGATATACTTCACTTTCGCAATCCTATTGTAAAAGGTAGCGATAACGAATTGGAAGGAAAATCGGTGCTTACTGCCGCTCGCGAAAGCATTGGCCTTGGTCTTACCCAACAGGAATATGGCAATAAAACATATGCCAATGGCGGAGGAAAACGCATTGCTTTAACAAGCGATAAACGCTTGGACGATAAAGTAAAAAAAGGTTTGCGCAAAGGATGGAAGGAACGTTATGGCGGTCCCGATGGAAATGCCGAAGTAGCCATTCTGGAAGCTGGCGTGGATGTAAAAGAAATAGGAATGAATCCGGTGGATGCCGATTTCTTAAACTCCCGAAAATTTACCCACCTCGAAATTTGCCAATTCTTTGGTTTGTTTCAACCTTCCAAAATTGGCATCGATACCAATTCGAATTACAACAGTCTGGAACAACAGAGCATTGCTTTTGTTACCGACAGCATGATGCCTTGGTTTGTTCAGTTTGAACAGGAAATAGACGATAAACTATTTTCAGGCAAAGCCGATCAGGACCGATACACAAAATTTAATATCAACAGTTTGATGCGCGGCGATACTGCAGCACGAAAAGAGTGGTACCGCACCTTGTTTAATATCGGCGTTTTCTCTCGCAACGATATTCTGGCGCTCGAAGATATGAATGCCATCGACGATGGCGATACCCGATTCTTACAACAAAACCTCGCTCCCGCCGAAATGCTTGGCGAGCTGATGGATTTAAAATATTCCAATCAAAAAAAAGTAGTCGAACCTAAAACAACCAAAGAATAATGGCACTACCTAAAAATAAAAAAGAAGTTGAAAACCGTACCGAGCGCCGTGTTTACGAAATGCCTGTAAATATCGAAACTCGCGAAGGCGACGAAGATAGCCGCACCATTACTGGCTATGCCGCTGTTTTTGATAAATGGAGCGATCCTATTTATGGATGGTTCCGCGAAAAGATTGATCCTGCCGCTTTCGATAAAGTGCTCGACCAGGACACTGTGGCCTTGTTTAATCACGATAAGAATTTTGTGCTGGCGCGAAACAACAAGACTTTAAAATTATCGGTCGATACTACCGGCTTGCGCTACGAATTTGAAGCGCCAAACACCACCCTCGGTAACGATCTATTAGAAAATATCAGGCTGGGCAATATTGCCAAATCATCTTTTGCATTTACCACCAAGCGCGCCGAATGGATTAAATCCGCCCAGGAAGGCTTGGAAGAAGATCGCGTGATTTTGGAAGTAGAGCAATTGATTGATGTAAGCCCGGTAACCTTTCCCGCTTATCCCGATGCCAGTGTTGCCGCACGCGAATACGAAGGCTATTGCACTGAGCACCGTGCCGAAGATCCACCAAAAGAAATCTCACACCAAACGCTCGAAGATGAATTAGAGCTTTTAAAATATTCAGAATAACGATACCCGGAAGGGAAAATTAATAATCAATAATTAAAAACAACAAAATGAAAACTTCAAGAAAAATTTTATTAAGCTTACTCGCCCTTCTGGCTGTAGCATTTATTGCCGGAATGTTTAACCTTGATCCTGTGGCAGGAATCAGCATGGTAACTATTGCCGTCGCTCCAATTATTGCAAGCATTAAAAGCTCGCAAGATTTAAGCGACGAAAAACGCTCTGTATGGACTAAAGCCGAAGCCTTGGTGGCCTTGGTAAAAGAAGAAAAGCGCGATCGCACCGAGGAAGAAACCACTACTTACGATGGTTATTTGGCTCGCATGAAAGTACTCGATAAAGAGATACAACGCGCGAAAGATCACGAAGCACGTGTAGCTGAAATGGCCGGCCAATTCAATGCCGAAGAATCCAAGAAAAAAGAAGCTCGTGAAGCTTCCAAAGGATTTGATCTTTTAAAAGCCATCCGCTCTCAATTGCCTAACCAAAAATTAGAAGGCAAAGAATTAGAAATGCACCAGGAAGCCGTGCGCGAAGCTCGCTCATTAGGCACTCAAATCGAAGGTGTTGGTATCCCTGCAATTATAATGCTAGGCGAACAAAGAGATCACACAGCAACCGGTGGATCATCCGGGAGTGAAGGTGGCGTGATGGTTCCTACTTTGGTAAATGGATTTATCGATCCATTAAAAGCCAAAATGGTTATGGCTCAAATGGGCGCTCAATACCTTACCGGTTTATCAGGTAATATTGATATTCCTGTTGGTGCTGGAACAACTGCAACATGGGAAGGCGAAGTGGATGCAGGAGCAGAAACTTCCATGGCATTCAGCAAAAAAACACTTTCGCCTAATCGTTTGGGTGCTTATGCCGATTTCTCTAAACAATTACTTTTCCAAGGTGGCGCCGCCGCTCAGGGCTATGTGCAAAACGATATTTTAAGTCGCATTGCTTTAGCTGTTGAATTGGCAGCCATTAACGGATCAACTCCCGAAGGTATTC